CAGCAATGGTGACGTGGTGGCGGTGGCCGGGGTCACCGGCGCGGATGCCGCGCTGATCAACGGCTTCAGTTGGGTTGTGAAATACAAGACCGCCAACACCTTCGCGGTCGAACTGGACAGCACCGGCAAGACCCTCACCGCGACCGGCACCGCCACGCCGAACACCTATACCGCGGTCAAGAACCTCAACACCTTCGCCGGATTTGACGGGCAGGCCAGCGAACTGGACAAGACCAATCTGGACAGCACCGCCAAGGAAGTGATGCTGGGGCTGGTGGATTATGGCCAGATCACCTTCGGCCTCGACCAGGATAACGCCGATGCCGGGCAGATCGCCTGCCGTGCCGCCTATGTGGGCGGAACCACCAAGCTGTGGAAACTCACCTTGCCCAATACCAACGTCGCGTCGTTCAGCGGTCTGGTCAAACAGTTCGGCATCGCCGGCGGCGTGGACAAGGTCGTCGAAGTGCCCAGCCTGGTCATTCGCGTCACCGGCCCCGTGACTTGGGCTTAAATCCCCTTCCGCTGCGCTCCTCCCCCTTTGCAAAAGGGGGATTGAGGGGGATTTGTTTTTTGCAATTAAATTTATAAGGAACACACATGCTCGACAAGAATGCAATTTTAAGCGCCAACGACCTGACCACCGAAACCGTGAACGTGCCTGAATGGGGCGGCGTTGTCGATCTGCGCGCGCTGAGCGGGTTGGACATGGAAGCCTTCCAGGCATCGATCCGCGATGCCGACGGCAAAGTAATCGGCCAGGTGCGCGAGCGGTTTCTCGCGTACTCGATCGTGGATGGCATCGGGGCGCGCGTCTTTGCCGATGCCGATATTGAGGCTCTGGCGAAAAAGAATCCGCTGGTGCTGAATCGCCTGTTCGAAGTGGCGCAGCGCATCAACGGCATCGGCGCAGCGGCGCAGGAAGATATCGCAAAAAACTAGCCGGGCGACCTGAACGCCGCTTCCAGTTCCGGCTCGCCCTCGCCCTAGGCTACGCGCATCCAGATCACCTGCTGGCCGAACTGAGCGCCCACCAGCTCAACGAGTGGATTGCCTACGCCGGCCTCGAACCGTTCGGCGCATTGCACGATGAGTTTATCGGCGGCCAAGTTTGTGCAACGGTCGCCAACTACGCCGGCATGCAGCGCACCGAGAATGCCGGCCCGGCCATGGCATCCGATTTCATGCCCGCACTTGACCCCCTCTCCCACCGGGGGAGGGCTGGGGTGGGGGAGCAATCCAAAGCCATCCTGCTGGATGACCCCGAAGAACAAAGCCGCCTGATCAAGTCGGCACTGTTTGGAATTAAATCGTAGATTCTCCCCTCGCCCGAGAATTAAAGATTGCCTTTCTCGTTCGCCTCCTCGCCCGCTTGCGGGAGAGGATTGAGGAGAGGGGCTTTCAGCGGGAGAGGGGTAGGGGAGAGGGAGCGAACGACAAAAATGTTTTTTGATTTTTTCAGGAGAAAATAATGAATATAACTCTGGTCAATAACCGCGCGGGAGAGGAAGCAAACGTGAAGAACGTAAAACCTTTTAAGGAATCAAAATGTCAGGCGATCTAGGTTCACTCAACGTCGAGTTATCAGCGGACATTGCCAAGTTCGAAGCCGGTCTGAACAAGGCTGATTATCTGGCGAAGAAAAACGCCGAGAGCATCGTGCGTTCGGTCAACCAGATCGAGAACTCGGTCAAGAACATGCTGGCCAGCCTGGTGCCCACCATCGGCGCGGCGATGTTTGTCGAGATGATCAAGGGTTCCATCGAGTCCGAATCGCACCTCAACGATCTGTCTGCAGCGACCGATATCTCCGTCGGCAAGCTGGCCGGTTTGAAACTCGCCTCCAGCCAGGTTGGCTCCAATCTGGACACCACCGCGCGCGCGATCGACTTCCTGTCCAAGAACATCGGCAAGAATGCCGATGCGTACAAATCCATTGGCATCACCGCCAAAGACCCGCTCGAAGCGTTCAAGCAACTCGCCGACCTGTTCGTCTCCATCCAGGATCCGCAGGAACGCGCCGCCGTGATGGCCAAGGCGCTGGGCAAGTCGTGGCAGGAAGCCGCGCCGTTGCTGGCGATGGGCGGACAAAGATTGGGCGAGATCGTCGATCAGGGCGAAAAACTCTCCGGCGAAACCGATACGAATGCGGCCAGCGTCAAGGAATTTAATGATTCGTTGAAAACGCTGGAAACGGCATCGGGTGGAGTCGTCACGCGTCTTAGTGTTGATCTGATTCCGTTGATGCAAGTGATGACCGACACGATGCTGGATGCCGAAACAAAAACCGCCGATCTCGCCAATGCGTTTAACCCGCTCACCGAGACGCTGCGCGGGTTGCTTATTATTGGCAACCGTTTTTATGATACTTTCGCCCAGATTGGGATAGTGCTGGCCGCAACCACGGCGCAACTGGTTGCATTATCTGAAGGTAATTTTTCTGGCGTCAGCGCCATTCAAGACCAGGCCAAAGCCGATCTGGCAGCGATGGACGCCAGAACAGAAGCGTTACAAGAACATCTTTTGAATGCCAATGACGACAAACTAAAAATCGAGCAAGATTATCAAGCCGACTCGCTCACGGTGATGCAATTCTATCTGGATAAATCCGTCGCGGTTCAGCAAAAGGCGCAATGGGACTTGGCAAAAGCATTTGGCATGCCCACTGCCGGACTTCCCAACCAATCTGCCATTGACAAGTTTGCTACTACGCCTAGCGGCTTTGCAGCCAAACCAAAGACTGTCAAAGACACCATGGACACCAGTGGGATGCAGTTGCTCATTGGGCTGGAAAACACTTACCAGAACGAGCTGGCGAAACGCCAGGACCTGCTGAATGCTCCGGGGATGTCTGCCAGCGAAAAAGCACTTGCCGCTGCGTTGAGCACGTCCGGCGAGCAAGCGCAAAAGGTGCGCATCGAGTTGGAGAAAATAAAGGAAGTCAATCTGGCCAAAGTGGCCGATGCCACCGGCATGACCGATACCGCCAAATTGACTGCTTCAGCCAACGTGGTTGCTGAGTACGACAAAAATCTGGCGCAAGTCAATAAGGACTTGGACAAGCAAACCATCGCGTTGCGCGCCCAAGCCGCACAAATTGACAAGAACAACGCCTCATGGCAATACGGCGCGACCGTGGCGCTGCGAACTTACCTGGATGAAGTGCAGAACGTCGCCAAGTCCACCGAGGCGCTGATGACCCGCGCCTTCAAGGGCATGGAAGATGCGCTGGTGAATTTCTGCATGACCGGCAAGCTGGATTTCAGCAGCCTCGCCAACAGCATCATCGCCGACCTGCTGCGCATCCAGATACAGAAAAGCATCACCGGACCGCTGGCCGGGATGATGGGCAGTATGTTTGCTGGTGCCGGCGGAGGTGCAGTACCCGCCGGTGCTCCCACGGGCGGATTTGCAGCAGGCTCGATGCCTGCCGCCAACGGCGCATGGTTCGACAACGGAGCCGCGCATTTCGCCAGTGGCGGCATCTTCGATTCGCCCACCCAGTTCAAATTTGCGAATGGCGGCGGATTCAACAATGGCGTGATGGGCGAAGCAGGTCCAGAAGCGGTGATGCCGCTCACGCGCGGCAAGGATGGCAAGCTCGGCATCGTGGCGCAGGGCAGCAGTGGCACAGTGATACATCTCACTTATGCGCCGGTCAACCACATCGATGCGCGCAGCGATATTGGTCAGGTTCGGCAGATCGCGGATGAGTCGGCAAAACGCGGCAGCGCCTTGCTGGTGGACAAGCTACAGCGGCAAGGGGTGCTCTGATGGATGCCATTTCCCGTTCCACCTTCCCTCACCCCAACCCTCTCCCGGTGGGAGAGGGAGCAGAACCCTCTCCCACCGGGAGAGGGCAGGGTGAGGGAGCAAACGTTAAAAACGGAAACCCTATCCGTAAAACTTTTGGACGGGCACCCGAATGAGCGTTATTACTTTCCCCTCCACTCTCAAGGCGGCAACGATGACGTGGGGCCAGCGCCGCAATGACATGGAATATCGCTCCATCTTCGGCGCGCAGGCGGTCGAGGGTTCGGGGGCGTTGTGGGAAGTGTCGCTGATCGCGCCGCCCGATGACGAAGCCAATGTGGGAGCATGGAAGGCGCTGCTGATGCAGTTGCGTGGGCGCACCAACCAGCTGGCGATCTGGGATAAAAACCGTCCGGTGCCGATCGGCACCATGCGCGGCACGATGACGCTTAACACCGCCATCGCGCAAGGCGATGTCTCGACGAACATCGTGGCCGCCGGGCAGAACGGATTGACGCTGGTGGCCGGCGACCTGATCGGAGCCGGCAGCGGGCTGACGCAACAGGTGGTGATGGTCACCGCCCTGTCCACCTCGAACGGCTCCGGCATCATCACCTTCACCAACGAACCGCCCTGGCGCAACGCGATCACCATCGGCTCGGCGGTGACATGGAACCAGCCGCAGGTACTGTTCCGCCGCCAGGACTCGAAGAGCGCATGGAACTACACACCAGGCCAGATCACGGACGGCTTTAGTTTGAATTTGCTTGAAGATCCACGGCCATGACCCTCACCGCCAGCCAACAACTCGAACTGGAAAAACCAGTCACCCGCTTCGTTTATTTTGTCGCGTTTTATTTTGTCAGCGGCACTGCATACGTCTGCACCGCCGGACAGACGATTACCTGGGGTGGACATGATTGGCTCGGACTTGGCTCGGTCGGCAGCATCAGCCAGGTGGAAGAGGCGGCGGGTGCGGCATCGAGCGCGCTTAATTTTGGCCTGAACATTGCGCAGCCTTCATGGCTGGCCGAGTCCATTGGTGCAGTCGAGGACTATCGCGGTCAGCCGGCCAAGATGTACATGTGCCCACTGGATGAGCAATTCCGCATGGTTGACACGCCGCAGATTTGCTGGCGCGGCATCATGGATACTGTTGTCGTTGGCGTCAACGCGGAGGTTGGGCAGGCGGTGATGAAGTGCGAGACCTCGGCCTATGGCGTGAAGATGCGCCGCTCCTCGCTGCGCCTGAATGCGGCACAGCAAAAGCAGAAACACCCAACGGATACGGGATTCGATTACCTGACCAACCTGATCGCCTTCCCGCAAATGTGGCTCTCGAAAAAATTCCAACAAATTTAATAAGCTTGTAGCTTGTAGCTGTGGAAGCGGGTAGCAGACCCGTTTTTGCTACTGGCTACTGGCTACAGGCTACAGGCTACAGGCTACAGGCTAAAAATGACCCTACCCGCTTCCACCGCTACTAGCTACACGCTTCCTGACTACATCGCCGCCCATCTGTCCATGCCGTTCGCGTGGGGTGTCAACGATTGCGTGCTGTTCGCCGTCGGTTGGGCCGAGATTGCCAGCGGGGAAAAATATTTGCCGGATGCGAAATGGACGAACGAATTCGAGGCGCTGCGCCTTGTGAAAGAACTGGGCGGTCTGGAAGCCGCGTTCTCGGAAAATTTCACACCCATCCGTCCTAATTTTGCGCACGATGGTGACCTGGCCATTTGCGGCGGCATCGCTTATTTGTTCAGTGGCGCGCACATCGTCAGCGTGGGCAAGGATGGGCTGATCTTCAAGAATCGCATGGAGGCCGAGTGCGCGTTTACCTACTGATGAAACAACTAGCCATTCGACTAGGCCATCAAACAACGCTGGCCAAGTCGCTGGTTATAATCTCCCTCTTGCTGGTTCCGTCGCTGGCGCACGCGATGGCGCAGGTCATCCAGGCAGCCGGGTTGGCGGTGATGCTTTTTACTCCATATGGATGGGCAGGTATGCTGATCATGCTCGCCGGCACCGTCTATGGCGCCGAGCAGGCACGCAAAGCCGCTGCCGCCGCCCAACAGCGCGCCAAGGATGCCTACAACGCCGGATTGCAGGATCGCCTCATCACCAGCGTGGCTACCGATACGCCGTTTCGTTATGCTTATGGACGTGTCCGGGTCGGGTCGGCCGTGGTGGCGATGTTCAGCAGCGGCTCGAACGACCAATACAAGCACCTGGTGTGTATCCATGCCGCGCACGAATGCGATGCGATCGAGGAAATTTACATCAACGGCATCGCGCTCGGTGCGCTGGATGGCAACGGCGATGTGACCGGCGGCAATTATTCGATTACCAATACGGTTCAGAATTGGGAATCTAAAAACACTGCCTCATTTTCGCTGGCTCAGACACCGGTGGCCGGTACTTTGCGTATTGTGCAAAGTGTTACCAGGAACGGTAAAACCACCCATACCAACATCGCCTATGCGCTGGTCGGCACGGCGGTCACGCTCGGCGCGCCCTATGTATCCGGCACAGTAGTTTGCATCTACCAATACCTCACCGTCACCTCGCGGGTGCGCGTGCAGAAGCATTTGGGCACCGCTTCCGATCCGGCCGATGCGACGCTGCTGGCAGAAGTGCCGGGCAAGTGGAATGCCAACGCGGTGCTGCGCGGGATGTGTTACACCGTGGTGCGGCTGGACCAGAACCAGCCTGAATTCCAAAGCGGGCTGCCCTCGGTGCAAGTCTTGCTGCGCGGCAAGAAACTCTACGACCTGCGCGACGGATCACAAGTCTGGAGCCAGAATAACGCGCTGGCGATCTATGATTATCTGACTTCCGAGATGTGCGGCGTGGCCGGCGATACCATCGTTCTTTCCGGAACCGCTCAGGCCGGTGCGATGCAATCGCTCACGCTGGCAGCAGGAGCTAACACCACACCAGATTTTTACGCTGGCATGGAAGCAAACATTACCGGCGGCACCGGCGCAGGACAGTCACAGCAGGTGGTGACGAGCAGGAAGAATTTTGTTCCGAACAGCGACCTTTTAACATGGTCAAGCTATACAAACGGCACTGCGACCGTTTCTGTCTCGCACGTTTTTGATGCCACTTATGGCAACGTAACTAGAATCACCAAGACTGCTGGAGCCGTTGGGGACAGAGCTGGTGTACTAATCA